TAGGTATTCCGCTGCCTTCTCAAAGACAAATGATTTCGCAGTTTCCGACAAGAACTCCGATTTGTTTTTCGGAGTTCCCATCAGTTTGTGGATTTCGGATGCGGTGAAGCGTGAACTTCTCAACCTTTGCCAATCTTCTTCGTTCAAAGAAGTGTGAATAACTGGATGTGTGTTATTCATTTCTCACCGATTAAAAGTTTCATATTGACCGGAGATACCTCAAACTTGCTTGTGATGTCTGTCATCAATCCGCCCGTCTTCAAGTGTTCAACTGCTTTTGCCCAAGATGGATGCTTTGGTGTGAGTTCATCTTTCTTTGGAATCTGTCTTCCCATTGCTTTCTCTCCGTCATCGTCATCGTCAATGTTCAAGTTTAGGATAGAACCGATGGATTGCCTTCTCGCATAAGTGATGGCAGACCCCATTGCTTGTGGATCATTTTGCTTTGCAACCGGCATCACATAGGATGATTCCATCCACTCGCCCGAATCAGCGTGAAGGATGATGGTTGTGAGTGCGTTCCCATCAGGGAATTGACTGATTGCCAAACCACATTCGCTCAATGGCTTTTGAATTGTATCCAGTATGTTCGCCAATGACGCATACTTGGATTTGAAGAAAGGATTGTTGGCTTCCTTTGCTACCTTGCTCACCGATGCTTGGAATTTTACCAACGCACCAGCAATGTTCTTAATTGATTCGCTTTTATTCATAGGAAATTTGTTTTGTGTCCGAGCATAAATAATACTGTAAACTTGTCGGGTTCAAGGAAAAAGAATCTCTCCGTCTCAATGCCGACCAAATTGGTCTCAACGCATCCACCGAAGTACACATCTCGCTTGATCAGGTATGGTTCAAGTTCATCAAAGTGATTGTTCAGTAAATAGTCATCAACTTGCTTGTCAATATAGACATACCTATCCCCACCGATTGTGAGAATCCATCCGTTGATTGTTGCCTCAATCATTGTTCACCTCCCTCAATGCAATTTCAATGACGGCTTTGGCTTTGGGTGAAACGATGTTTCCCTCAACCAAATACTTGCGAACCGTTGGAAGTGATACCCCAGTTTTTCGTGCGACTATTTGAAATAGTCCTTGTCTGCGTTTCAGTTTAATTGTTTCAATTGCTTTGTTGTAATCCATAACGAAAGCAAAAGTAAAATAAACTTTCTAATAATGCAAAGAAACTTTTCTTTTTGTTACAATTTTATATCTTCCGAGAATATCAAATCCCCGAAACGAGCATTCAACTCATTGACCAATTCCATCTGTATTGATTCCGTGAACGCATCCTCAAGGAATGGTTGTGCCTTCGTTCCTCTGCGGTGAATCTTGTTTGCGATTGCCTTTGCCATTGAATCGTAGGTCATCGTTTGTGGTGGCTTGATTCCTTTGAATGCCATCCATTCTTTGATTGACTGCCATAGATACGGAGTGCCTTCAATGTGACCATTTCTTGTTGGCTTCCTTCCATATTCCACGAACTCCCAGTAATCTTCAGCGAGAAGGATGGTGTTGATGGATGTTGGAGTTTTCGTGATCTCTCCTGGGACAAAAGATTGGCGAAGAACTGAAGACGCATTGATGTTTTTACTGTCAAGATTCGCCCAAATGGGTGGAATCACCTTCTTGTTCCACCAATCAATGATGATTTGTTGAAGGAGTGAGCCTTCGGATGCATCCCCTAAATAAGTATCAAGGGCATCGGGTAATTTATCAAGATCTATCGTAGCCATCCCACAAGCGTTAAAATTCCTAAACCTATACTTATACTCTTGAATAACTTTAAAGTCCTTGTAATGGCTTTATTTTGCCTTACAAGTGAATCATTCTCCGCATTCAAGTATGCGATGTTTACCTTTTGTTTGATGATGACTGAATCTTGTTCCGAAATTATGATAGAATCCGAGTGAACAACCTTCAGTAATTGGCTAACTTTCTGCCTTGCAATCGCACCTTTGACGAGATAACTATTCGCAACCCGAAGTGTCGCAGAATCTATGGAGACGGATTGCCCCTTCAAGCCCTGAAGATGTAGCATCAAAAGTATCAAGATAAATCGTATCATAGTGGTTCAGTTCTTGGATTAGTGTGATTCGTTTGATCTTCTCTTTTTCAATAATCCTTTCGTGCATCTCAACATTTAGTGGTTTGATATAGCGGACTGGTTCATCATAATTGAAGAACGCCCACAACCAACTAAACAGGAACAACGCAAGTATTGTGTAAATAAGGAGTGAGGACTTGGAAGTTGATTGCATAACCAGCGAGAATATCAGTTTTTGAATCGTAGAAAGGAGATGCGTTGCCGTTAATCACAATCTCAAAATCCTCATCGTTTTGGGTGTTGTCTTCAATCAATGCGAAGATGTCGGTCATAATCTGTGCGGTATCCGAAAGAACTTCAATGGTGTTTGATTCGCTTTCAAATACACGATCCATCACAAGCAATGCAAAATTGTAGGTTTGAAGATTCCCACCGGACTGCAAATTGAAGCCATCTGGATACAACCAAACCAAAGGATAATACTCAACATTCTCAACCGTCATATTTGACTGCTGACCAACGCCAAACTTGTGAACCATCTTATGGCTTTCGGCTGCCGTTTGAATCTTTGCTATTATTTGGTTTAGTGTCATTCTTGAGAAATTTGAGAAGTTTGGCTTCGTTGTTTTTTTGCCACTTATTTGTCCTCGTTGGGGAAGTCATAGTTCCAAAAGCAATCTTGAGATGTTGGAAGATAAATACCACCGACAAAAGCGGTGTTCTTTGGACGGATTGTATCAAATGTACTGCCGGGATTCAAGAACAAAGGATAATCATTGGTGTATGTGCGGAGATAATCCCTCAATCTGTTGGCATAATATTCCGCTTTGTCACGATAACGCCCTTCAATCATTGTCATTTCCTCAACTGATACCGCCCTCGCATTGTCACTCTCACGAGATGCAACCGATTTGTTCATTAGTTTGAAGGTCATTGGAAGCATCGCTTCGGTCAATGTATAATACTTCAAACAAGGTGCAATGTATGAATCCAAAAGGGTAGTATTCAACTGGGTTAATGTTCCAGCGAATGCCTGTACTTGCAACTCATTATAAATGCCTGAACCAATCACATCACGGATGTAGATTTCTTGAGCTTCTTTAATTGCTGATTTCAGCAACTTGTCATCAACATTCTCATTCAAAGGGGTATTGTCCTTGAGATAAGTGGTTGAAATGAAATATACAAAATTGGTCATCGTTTGATCCTCCTTAATAATTGTTGCACCCAAATATGTCTACACTGTGGCGTGTTCACATCCAGTGTGGGGTTGTGATACCAACCACCTCTTCTCTTCCATACATCGTATCCCAATTGAGTTGACATTGCATTGATATCCTCCCTTGAATATACACGGTTACTTTCTGCAATCTGTCTGCAAAAATCACGAGTTGTATCAATCACCAATGCACCTTGAATCCCAGCGGCTAAACCATAACGATACCGCACGACAATCTCGGTTTCTAATCTCTTTACTTCTTCAACTCCTTTGGGGGTTGTTTCAAGACCATCCTCATATGATTTGATCAACTCCGCTTTGGCAAGTTTAGCAATGGCATCAGCGACAACCTTGGCATCCAACTTGGTGATGTTCACAATGTCTCCAACTTGAAGACCTTTGTTCTCTTTTAACACATTCAAGATGGCAGTTTCAACGGCATCCACAAACTCAAACTTGTAGGCTTCAAAGTTGTCTGCACTCTCACCATATTGTTGAAATACCTTGATGTCCCTTTCATCATCCCATCCAAAAGGATTTTGTTTTGATAGGGCAACATTCAAAGGTTCTTCAATCTCATCAAATCCCAACTCTTTTCTTGCTTCGTTTCTGTCAATGATTCCAGCAGTATACAAAGCCTGATAATCAAGACCGATTGGTGGCTTGTTGATGGTTTCCAAGCGAACAGATGCGATAGGTTCAAGCAAGTAAGCAAAGGTATCATCAATCTTTTGTTGACGGGGTTCAATGTAGGCGTGATGGAACATCTCATAGGCTTCAATCAACTCGCTACGACCACCCAATTGTCCCTCTACACGCACTCCAAACAACATTGGAGAGTTCACCTTGTGTGCGACAAATATCTCTTGTTGTACGGTCTTATTCAACAAGTCAAATTGCTTGTCAAAATCCGATGGTTGAAGGTTGTTGATGACTGATTCCTTCTCTGTTGGATCGTTGTATTGGATAATTAACCCACCGGCATTGTCCGTGCCTTGATAGTTTTCTTTAAATCTCCTTGCAGTTGCACGAGCTTCTTCAGGTGTTGGAATTCCTTTGAATAACTGGATGTGAGTTTGTGCCGTGAATCCGTTCTTGATGCTATTCAAATAGTAATTGGATATCTCGGTATCGACCTCAATGTATTTCAACGCACCAACATAATCAGGCAAGGGATATTCGCCTTGTCCGGGACGGTAAAATTGGCAATAATACAATTGCTTTGATTCACGAGTAATTGGGTTGTAGGGTTGATAGTGGATTTTCTCCGCTTTGCTATCTGTCCAGTCAGCACAATACACATATTCGCCCTCCAATCCTTTGCGGATGTCTTTGAATGGAATGTGATAATACTCCGAAGGTGCGGTCTTCGCTTTGTTCCAAATTACCTCAATTGCAAAGCCATTGAACAACTCGGCATCGTATGCTACTTTTGCTTTGAGCTCTTCATAGGTCTCGTAGGCGTTGATGCTTTTGAGTTTGTTTTGGATTTTGGCGATGTCGGTGGTGTTTTGTCCGTAAACTTCAGTACCAATTCCAGCCACATATGAAGCTTTTGCAGAAACGATTGCATTGT